ATTAAGCGACGATGAACTCGCAACTGCAACTGGAGATATTGCAAGTAAGACTGATTACTCACATAGAGGAAGAACTGTTGGTAGAGCAGGATTTGAAAATTTTGTTAAAGATATAAAAGATTTTGACTCAAATCCTCAAGGAGAATTTGATATCACTATAACTAGCATGGATATGTTACAGTATATAGTGGATAGAGCAAATATAAAATGGGGCGTAGACTTAAATCCAGAACTTGCACAAGGAAGATTATCGGGGGAAACAAGAAAGCTAACAGTAAGAGGCATGATGGAATCTCAAGGGTCAAAAAGGGCAGATGATTGGATGGCACGAAAAGACAAAGGTGGGGGAGTAAAAAGATTAATTGAAGAGGGTGCAATAGAATTTTTAAGAGAAAATACACCTTCACTTCTTAGCACTAAAGGTAGAGAAAGCGGAGGATTAGCAGAATCAGTTAAAGCAACAGGAAGTCCTTCAATAGACGAAAATGTAGTAAGTGATGTAGTAGAAGAAATAACAAAAAAAGCTAAACCTAAAAAGAGAGTTAAAAATAAAACAGTAACTATCAAAAAACAACCAAAAGTAGCAAGAAGAAAAAGAAGAAAAATACAGTCAGGTAGAAAAGGTTCAGGTAAAAAAGCTATAACTACAAAAATTAGATTAAAAGTTGCAGCAACAGGTGCTACACTTAAAAGAAAAAAAGAAAAAGGAAAAGGAGAACTTAATTTAGGCAAAGTTAAAACTAACATAAACAGAAAACTAGGAGCAGAAATAAGAAGAAATATGGGTAGACCAGCACTAATAAATCAAACAGGAAGATTTTCTGACAGTGCAGAACTAGTTTCTTTAAGACAAGCACAGAATTCTATAATTGGAACTTATAGTTATCAACTAAGACCTTATGAAACTTTTGAAAATAATGGTGATAGACAATGGCCAGCAGGTTATAATCCAAAACCTTTAATAGCAAAAAGTATTAGAAACTTAGCGGTAGGTGCAATTAATGATAAATTTATACTCAGGAGAGGTTAATGTCTACTGAGTATCGAACTAAGCGTAGAAAAATTGTAGACGCTTTAGTAGCAAAGTTAAAATTAGTAAATGGGCAACACCCATATAACTCAAATGTTTTTAATAATGTCTCAGGAAAATTAAAATTTTTAGACGAGATTGAAGAATATCCAAAAGTCTGCGTAGTTGCAGGAGATGAGTCTAGAGAATATCAAACTGCTGGATTCAAATGGAGATTCTTAACTTTAAGTATTCGAGCATACGTCAAAGATGAAGACGATGCTCAAGAAGAACTAGCATTGTTATTCGAAGATATCGAAAAGATTATCGATGAAAACGATGCTTTAGTGTACGACACTAGCGTAGTACCTAATGGAACTACTACTTCAATGACAGTTGATAGTATTAGTACTGATGAAGGAGTGATTGCTCCTTTAGGAATTGGGGAAATGTCGGTTACAGTACGATATTAAGAAACGGTGAAGCAGATAAATATCTAGCTAAGCCCTTTCAATGTGATAGGAGATAAAAATGGCACTTAATCTATCAAGAAATACCAAGGTATACGTCAGTTCAGTAAATGGTGTAGGCGCTACGGGCGGCATCAAGACTGTTACTGTTACTACTGCGGGTTCTGGTCATGCGGTGGGCGATGTTATATCTTTTAATGCAAATGATACTTCAGGAAGTGGAATCAATGCGAAAGTTATTGTTTCTGCAGTAAGTGGTGGTGGTGTTACAGGAGTAAACATACCAAATAACTTCAGAGGAAGTGGATTTGCAGCGAGTGAAACATTGACTCAAGGTGATGCAAGTGATTCTACAGGTTCAGGAACTGGACTTGTTGTAACAGTAGCAACAATCGCAGGAACAACTACAGTAGATGGTAGCAGAATAGGAACTGGCTTATTTAAAGGTAATGGCACAAATGCCAACACTTTCAGAGTAGGTGTGTTAGATGGTTACAGCTTCTCGCAAGGAAGTGATGCAACTGATGTTGTAATCAACGAAGCTGGAGCAACTCCAAACAGAGGACAGAAAAGGTTTAATGACTCTTTACCTCCTGCAGAATGGTCTTTCTCAACTTATGTAAGACCTTTCAAACACGGAGCCAATAGTAATGGTAGCGAGAACGACCACGGTATGGTTGAAAACATACTATGGGCAGCTATTGCAGGTAAAGACATTACAGGTGGTGCACTAAGCGGAACAAGTGCTGCAGCAGTAACAGTAGATTCAACTGATGCAGATGTTAGTTTTGCAAGGTCAGAACACCACGAGTTATTAAAACTCTCAATTTTCTTTGCTTTGGAAAATACAACTTACAGACTAAATGAATGTCAAGTAAACCAAGCAGAAATAGACTTCTCTATAGATGGAATAGCAACAATTGCATGGTCTGGTAATTCAACTACTATTGACCAAATTACTACTCCAATGGAAGACCCTAATACAGCTTATAGTTCAGTCTCAGGAGATACTGGTGGAGCATATTCAGCTAACGCTACAATTAATAATGCGGAAAGCTTTAATTATGTAGATACTACTGGTCCTGATGATGCAGACTATTTAAGAAACAAATTATCAACGCTAACACTTTCAACTTTAGAACAAGGAAGTGGTTCAGCAAGTGGTGGACTAGATGCAAAAACTTATGATATTGCAATCACAGGTGGTTCAATAACTATAGCAAATAACATCACTTATGTAACTCCTGAAACTTTAGGGGTTATTGATAAACCAATTGGTTCTTTCTCAGGTGCAAGACAAATTAGTGGAAGCTTAACTATGTACTTAAACACTACAGGTTCAAGTGGTTCAGGTAATGGTTCAAACCAATTACTAGCTGATTTGGCTGGTGCAACTGACTTAGTTAGAAACTCTTTTGATATGAGTTTATTTATGGGAGGAGGTTCTTCCGACACACCAGTCGTAGAATTTGACCTTCCAAGAGCACATTTCCAAGTTCCAGCTATTGAAGTCGCAGACTTGATTTCAGTATCTGTTGAATTTGCAGCTCATGGCTCAGATATAACAAATGCCGATGAAATGACCGTTAAGTACAAGGGATTAACTTCTCACAGCGATAGTACTTACGCAAATAACTACACGGTCTAATCATGGCTGTATACAACTTTCGTAGAGAAAGCTCTGTATTCATAGTACACGGCGGGAGTCGGTATGCTATAAATACCACTCCCGAAGTGTCAATCTCCCAAACATTTGCGGAAGATTCGTACACAGTAAAGACTTTGCACGACCAGACAAAAATGTTTGAAGGGACAACAATAACAAAAGCAAACCCTGCAAATTTTTCGTTTGCTGTTTATCTTACAGAAGAAAAAGATGAAACAATAGTAAAAAGTCTTTTAACAGAATATGATACAAGTTCAGGAGAACAATTAATAAAAACTTTTGACTTGTATATTGTAAGTACTGAAAGCACTTTTAAAGTAGAAAATTGTCATATAAAAGATGGTGATTTTGTCTTTGAGTCAGGCAGTCCTTTAACTCTAAATGTAAGTGGACAAGGAGAAAAATTAACAAGAGCAGGCGATTCAACTTTCACAGTTCCTGGAACTGTAGTATCATCAAGTGCAACATACACTCCAACCACACCAGTTTTAGATGTAGAGATAGGTGGAACTGATGTTCCAAATCTAGTAAATGCTACATTACAAGTACAGAATAATACTAATTTTAAAGGATATACAACTTTACAAAATAGTCTTTCAGTTACTAACAATACAAACGCAATGTATCCTAGCGGGTTCTTTTTAGAAAATAGAGTTGTAGCAGGAAATATTACTCAGTTTTTAACGTCAGGTAATTCAAGTAGTTTCTTTGACTTTTCAACAAATAGTAATATTACCATTAAAACTTTATTAAATGGAGGAACATTTTTTCAAGCAGCTTTAACAGGTTGCATGTTTACAAAAAGGATACAAGTAGGAGAAGCTTTTCAAGATGTAATAGATTTTAGATTAGTTTCAAGTCCTGCAAACTTAAATTCAATTATAACTTATTAACACGGAGAAATCATGGAGTTAAAACAATTACTCGTAGATAGTAAAACTACTTGGGTGGAATTCCCAGGACTTGAGGGATTTGAAGTTGAACTTGCAAATCTATCAAGAAAAGAATTGGGCAATCTTAGAAAGAAATGCACTACAAACAAGTTCAACAGAAAAACAAGAATGTTTGAAGATAGTCTTGATGAAAACAAATTTGTGAAAGAATTTAC